CCTTGTCTAAAATGCCTTGCATTCCGTCTTTTGCACGTTTAACCGCTATTTGACTGTTATAGTCTTCGCCTGTTTCAAATGCTGTTGCAAGTTTTCCAATATGAAGGTCTGCAATATCAATTACAAGTAAATGCGTGTCTTCGCTTTTAATGGTTTCTATTGCGTGGTATTTCGGAGCGTATAACTTTACTTCGCTTATACATTCGTCTTTTATTTGTTGAATAGCGTTTAGTTCTTCCTGTTTAAAGTTTGGGTTTTTAAAGAATAAACTTGCTTGTTTAGTTTTTAACCATCCGTGTTTAACGTCTTTGTCATTTACTCCAGCTTCGTCTGTTGCTTCTTTGATGCCACGATACTGCATTAAAACTTCAATCTCATCTTGTTTAAGACGAAACCTTGCGCTGTTATTTTTCATAAAAAATTTAGATTAATGATTGTTTTGCGTACTTCCATAAGTACGAAAGTAGTAAACCTATTCCAACACCAACAAATAATAAATTTAAATTGCCTTTTGGACGGTTCTTTTTGCCTTCAGCTTTAGCTTGTGCTTTTTCAACTACCTTGTCTTTGTAGATAGTTTTTATTTTTATTTTGTATTCACGTTTTAATTCTATTCGTGTTTTTGGAACGTAAACATTTTTGTATTTTATAATTGTGTCTTTTGTGCTTATAAACTTTTCCCAAACTATTGTGTCGTTTATTATAACAGGAATACTATCTAACGTTGTAATACGAATTGTATCTCCTGTTTCTTCGCACTTGTAACCCTTTTTAATTGCTTTGTTCAAATGGTATTGAGCCGAACACGAATAAAGAAAAATGCTAATAATTACTATAAATAGTTTTCCCATTTTTTTTGGTTGCTTTTAATACTTGTTTACGATTTTTAGAACTAAAACTAACGTGAACCCAAGACGGATTTTCATCGTTTCCAAACTCCCAAATAAGTTGGTCAAAGTCTAACTTGTCTTTGATAAAATTAAAACCTTTAGCGCTTATTTGCAAGTCCATTGCTTCGCCTTTTGTATGTTGTGAAGTCTTTGCACCGCCTATCATTTTATTAACCTGTAAACTACGAAACCCAGAACTAATTTGTATTGGTGTGTTTAAGTGAATTCTTAACGGTTCAAACACGTTTTCACACAAAAGTTTTGCGGACGCAATTTGCGACTCGTTCATTTGGTTATTAAGATTTCGTAACGTTGCTAACCCTGAAGCTTGAAATTCTTTTAATGTAACGTGTGCGCTTAAATTCATTTTAACTTATTAATGTCGTTTTTAATATCTATTGCACGTGTAAAAAGTAACTTTGCGCTTTGCCATAAATTTACACCTTTAACGATTCGCCAATTTTCTGCAATTGATTGGATTTCGATACTTGCTAAAATTAACGCTAAAACTTTAGTTAACATTAAAGGCACGGAAAACACGGTTAAAATTATATCGTTTAATATAAAATAGTCTATTAAGAAAAATAAAATAACACACAACTCATAAAGCAAAATTTTAGAAATTATTGCTGAAAGTTTGCGTGATGTGATTTGTTGCTTTAGGTGTTTAGCTTTCCATATTCCTGTAGCGGTATCTGCTAAAATCAAAGCAAATAAAAGTCCAAGTATTCCAGCTATTGGTAAAAAAAACGAAAAAATAATTGTTAAAAGTTTTAACGCGGAATTTTTAATTGAATAAAGTAATAAATATAATTGTAGTTTCATAAGTCTTCTAATGCTTCAGTTAAACTGAAAGTTAAATATAAAAATAAAGTAACACCTGCTAAATTAATGTAGGGTTCTGTGCCTTGAAGCATTAAAGAAAACGAAGTTAAAAAACCCGCTATAAAATAAAGACTTGCTAAATAGTTACTTTTCATCTATTCTCCTTTTAAAGATTTTAATTCTTCATTCAAAGCTAAAATTTGCGCTTCTTTTTCAGCAATTAATTCTTCTGTTGTTCTTTCAATAACATCTACAAGTTCTTCAATATACATCCCTTGATCGTTATAATATCCTATTGGTACTTTCATATTAATTTATTTATATAGTGTGAATTCTTACTGCTCGGACATAAATGGCATTAGCTGCTTTAGAAAAAGTAGTTTGTGTACCTAAAGAAAAACTTCGAATATAAGCATTAGTATTAGAAAACTCCGTACTACTCCAATAGTTGACACTAAAAGCAAAACCATTTACTCCTAAAACTTTATTGACAATAGCAGCAGAATTATAACACATATGTAGCTCCGAAATTGAAGGTAAATACCAATCACCAAAACCACCACCTGCATAAAGTCTTGCAAGTCCTGCTGCATAAGTTATAGCAGCAGAAGCTCCTGTTTGTGCTATAATTGCATTAGTATTTGTAAGACCATCTGAAAAACTTTGAGCTGTAGCACCTATTGTAGAACTTTGATAAGCAGATATTGTCCATTGGAGTCCTGTAGATAAATTTGTTAAACTTGCAACAAGTGCTTTATTAACTCCGTTATCATTAAATACTTCTACTACTATACCACCACCAATTAAAGCTCCTATCTCTGTACCACCTACCACCAAATCACCACTACCTAAAATTGTAGTGCTGTTAATGGTTTTTATATTAGTACCACTTATTAAAGTGTCTTGTTTTGAACCTATAATGTTTGCACCTGTTACCGACTTTGTTACATAGCCACCAGCGCCGTCACTTTCACTAATTTCTAATAAGTCAGTAGCAGCTATTGCTGTACCTTTTGCTGTTAATTCACTAATTTTTTTATTTGCCATTATATATATTTTTATTGTGTTACTCTGTTATCGTTATTTTCTGTTACTCTATTGTCGTTATTTTCTGTTATTCTGTTATTAAAAACAGAACCTATAATATCTGTACGTCCTGCGTCACTTACTGCGTAAACAGAACCCCAACCAATTGTGTTGTTTGCACCTTGTCCCCAACCAATCGTGTTGTTTGCTGCTCCGTCACCCCAACCGTTACTATTTGCCATTTTCTAATTTCTTTAAATAAGTTTTTAACTTAACTATGTTTACTTCTTTTGGTTTGTATGTTTTTAAATGTACCATCCTGTATAATTATTATTAGTATCTGGAAACATATCACTATTTGAATTCGTTGAGTATTCAGGAAACAAATTATTATTATTGCTTATGTAATCAATAAAACGTTGTGTGTAGTGTTGTGCTATTTGTGTTTCCTTTTCAATTAAAAAGTCTATTTCGCTTTTTTCTACGCTCGTTGAATTCTCGGAATTATGTTTATAAACTCCTTTGTTTGAAATTGTGTAACAAGCAAACGGCAAATAATATTTCATTGCTAAATGAATTAACATTGGCTTTAAATAAGTCGTTGTAAGCGTTAAATAATTTCCGCTTAATGTATTTGCTATGATGTCCGCTTTTATCTTGTCTAATAGCTTTGTACCTGTGAAATTTTGCAAGTCTGTATCTTGTGCGATTTTTATGTATTGTATAAAATTGTCCGTATCTACGTTACCGTTTAACGAAGTGAATTTAACTATGTCTTGTCGTGTTATTAAAAGTGCTTCTGGCATTATTGAAAACGTTTATTAGAAGGTAAAAAACCGTGTGTGTTTGGTATGTCGATAGGACGTGTTGCAACTAAACTTGGATTAGTTACTACATAACCAAATTTAGCAGCTTTTGCTTGTGCTAATTTTTTCGTGTTTGCGGTTATGTCTAAAGATGTTCCTTCAAAGACTGCATAAACTTGTTTGTTCCAACGGTGGTGACAATTTCCACCGCCTTTGTATAACCAAATTGAATAAAAGTCTGTTCCTTTAGGACCCCAACCTGCGTTAACAACTTGTGTGCTCATATTTAAAATATCTTCTTTACGGTAAATCTTGTTTGCTTTTACCATTTGTGTACAAAACTCTCTTGGATTGTCCGTTACTTCTCCTTCGTATTTATAACGAACAACAAACTTTACTCCGTCAATTACTTCGTCTTGTTTACTTGTTATGTTTGGTCTTGCGTCACCTGTTGAAACCAAGTTAATAACCTTACTTAATAAACTTTGTTTTGGTTCTTTACTTAATAATTCGTTTTCTTCGTCATCTGTATTGTAGTCAACTTGTTTTTCGTCTATTAATAACCAATTGTCTTGCGGTTCTTCGCCTAAATCAATTAATGGGTTTGTATGTGCGCTTAATTCTGTTCCTGTTTCTTCTGCAACTTGTTCTGCGTTTTGCGTGTTTTCCAAGTCCGTAAATTCTAAAGGTTGTAAAGTCTTAAAGAATAACTTTAAAGCAACTCCGT